GAAACCAGGCTTTGCTTCATCTTCTTGCAATGCCCAATAAACTTCTACAGGTGGTAATATACCGCCTTGTAATGCACAAGCCATCCAATTTGGATCTGGTACAGTTATCTTTGCACACTCTTCTGGTTTATCTGGGTCTTCCCATACAATGCGATAATCTGATTGTTTGCCCTCTAAATTTTCTTTTGCCCAACACAATCGATCCCAAAGATGTGTTCCTTGAAATTCTGGTGTTTTTATTGTCATGCTAAATCTCCGTGAATTGTGTGTGCTGCACTAGCATCCGCTTTTGTCGTAGTTCCACCGCCTTGTGTACCAGTTAATATGGGCAAAGATCCCGTAGCTTGTGTTGCACCCTCTGTAAAAATAAAAGTGGTGTTCTTGTCTCCGTCAATTCCTTGACCTGAATAAGCATATTCTGCATTTCCAAAAGAACTTGTAAAGCTTGGAGTAAGCTCACCCGTATCATCATCAGATACACTAGATATATTAAAACTATCATCAGATACAAAATCACTTCCATGATTTAGCCAAGCTTTTGCAACACCATTGTATATATAGCTTGTATCAATAGACTTTTCTGTATTTGTATTTTTAGAATCAGATGTTGTTAACGTATCAAATGCTATTGTTCCTTTTGTCATTATGCCAAATCTCCATGTATTGTTGCATAAAGATAATCTCCATCTGCATAACTGGCTAAGTTACCAGGATTGGCGTTCCACATTTGTAAAGTACCCGTTGCTATGCCATCAGAATGTTTTGCAAAAAAATTAAATCCATAGTTATCAGAGGCAGCCGAGCTCCCATTACTCGTGATATTATAATTTGTATTACTCATGTCATTGTTTATTGTAAAAGTATATTTACCTGTACCTTCATCTGTTATACTACTATTATTAAATGAATCTCTTGCTTCAGCAGTTCCTACTCCATCTAATGTAATCCACCATTTAGCCAAACCTTGTTGTAAGTTCGTTGTGGTAGAACCACCCTCTCCTGTAACAACAATGCTACCTGCTGAAGTTGTACCTGTTAAAGTGTTTGTCTTTAGGGTACTCATGCCAGGTCTCCTATCCCTGCCATGTATAAATCTTCAACATCTGTATCACCTGGACCATTTGAGACATTTGTGTTTAATCTACTATCTGACGTTGTAGGAGTGTTAAGCTCTTGTACTAAATAGGGTCTAGAAGTATTCTCACCTTTATTACAAGTGCCTAATATTGTTCTATCTCTGCTTGAAAAGGCATTTGTAAAATTAAAATCATATGTTCCAGTTCCCTCATCAGAAGCAGAGCTTTGATTAAAACTATCTCTAAAAGCTATTGTTCCTGTACCATCGAGTGTGGCAAATGTTTTTATTAAACCTTGCACTAAATTTTGTGTGACGCTTGTACCACCCTCAGACTCATACACAGATGTATTCTTTACCCTTATGTCTGTTCCCAGTGATCCACCAGTTTTTCGAATTGTATCTACAAATATTTCGCTCATATTGTCACGAGCCTTCCACCATTTTCGATAGTTAAAGTTACACCACTAGAAACAGTTAAAGGACCCGTTACGTTTGCATTTTCTGTAGCCAGTATTGTAATATTTGAATCAAGTGTTTGTGCATTGGTTCTAAACAAACCACCTGCTTTAAAATTGCCTTTGAACTGATCTGTCGGTGTAATTGACTCACCTGCCAATCCTAAAAAATAAACAAATATATTATTAGTGCCACTTGAAGGTGCTGAACTAAAAGTTAATGTTGAGCCGTCTGGAACAGTATAAGCTGCACTATCTTGAATAACACCATCTACACTTACAAGAATTTCTTGTACTGAACTTATAGTTCTGCCAAGTGCAAAAGTTGTATCTGAATTATCACCATTGAACCTTACAACAGATGGTAAGGCTTGAAAGTTAGCTGCTAACGGATTTCCAAGTATTGGCATTATGTAATCTCCAATATAGACAAAGCTACATCGGTTGCACCAGATGCAGTAACTGTAATATTATCTGTTGCCTCCATAACAACTTTATTTCCTGCTAAAAGTTCTAATGATGACCCAGCTGGTATGGGTGCGTTTGTTACCAGCTCAACTGTTTGATTAGCCTCATCATTTGCATTTGTTCTGTTACCCGTATCTGATACAAGACTTACAGTTGCAGTAACTTGACTTGTTGTGGTGTTACCTAACATCAGTCCAAGAACAATTGTTGTTGTACTACTTGCTACTGTATAAATAACATCTGCACTTGTTACACCTGCTTTACTTGCTAATTTAAATGTATTTGCCATATCATTATCCTAACGCTATCGATAAACTTATTATGTCTGCTGTAGTCGCTGCACCAATATCACTTGCAAGTTCAGACGCACTTCTACCTTCAACTGTTGTACCATCCACTCTAAGAAAATCATTATCTGCCACACCAGAACCAAACTGTGCAACATTTGTGTTTGATATACCCACTGCTAGTACTGCTGCTGTGCCTAAACCAATGTCAGATCGAACCTCTGATGCACTTCGACTTTCTAATCCGTTTGCTGTAAATCTGGCAAACTCATCATCGGCTACACTTGAACTATCTATTTTTACTGCGTTTGTATCTGATATACCAAAAGTTAAACTTGCTTGAGCACCAATATCTGATAAGACCTCACTCGCAGACCTGCCCTCTACTGAGGTGCCATCAACTCTCAAGAAATCATTATCTGCTACACCAGACGTAAATGTAGCCACATTACCATTAGATATTCCAGAAGATGGAACATCTGAAGTCAATGCAACTGTCCCAGCAGTACTTGGTAATGTAACGGTAACATCTGCCGTAGAAGCTGGTCCAATCAAAGTAACTGCGTTTGTTCCGTTATCTGTATCTTCTTTAAATAAAATAGAACCTGCTGCACTAGAGGAACCTGTAAGAACAGGTGTTGTTAAACTTTTATTTGTCAATGTTTGTGTTCCAGTATCAGATACTAAAGTTGCGTCTGAATTACCTATTGTGCTTCCACCAGGTAAGGTTAGGGTATTAGTTGCTGCCTCACTGTGTGCTTGTGGTGATAAGGTTTGTGCATGATTATTGCTTACCTCACAATATAATTTTATTTGACCCACACTTCCACTATCACTTCTAAGCTCAATAACACCACCGTTTACTGTAAGATCATCACCAACAGACAAGTCTGCACCGAGTGTTGCATTACCACTTGCATCTAAAAATACTGTTTTAGCTGCTGGTAATGTGCAGAATATGTTTCTTGTTCCAGATGTCCAGTTTACTGCACTATTGGAATTAGAAGAAGATAGTATTGCTGTTCTTGCTAAAGTTGTACCAGAAGATGCAAAGGTCCCTAATCCAACCTCAAAGTCTGTACCATCTGTGCAACAATAATATGTTGTATCTGCGTTGGATAAATTAGCCGTAAAAGTTTCAAATCCAGTTATAGCACCACCTAATGTATATGTTCCAGTGCCCGTTGTGGTTGTTGTTTCTTTTATTCTATCTGATATTACTAATGCCATTATTTTAACTCTATTGTTAAGTTCTCTGCGTTAATTCTAAAAATGTCTCCAGATTGTATTACCTTACTGGAATCTAAAGCTCCTACAAAAAGTATATTACCACTAGTGCTTGCATCTGCTAAAAATACATGAGTAATGGTATTGTTTGTGCCGCCAGAGGCGGGAAACTCAATGTTTGCTGCGTTTTTTGCTGTTTGTGTATCTGTTGAATCTGCACCTACTGTTGTCCAGTTAGAAGCAGTTACTTGTTGTCTAGCATAATTTGTAAAGGTTGCTTCAGTTAATGAACCTGTTTCTGCTGAGGACACTGCCGTTGCTAATCCCACATATATACTATCACCAGGTGATGAAAAACTTAATGAATTATTTTTAAATAAAAAATGTAGTAATCTTCTTTCTAAATAATTTGTTGCTGCATTTGATGTTGCCATTGTACTCTCCTACGACCTTTGTGCCCTTGGTAAACCTGCTTTGTAAGCATCTTCATTTTCTCTTGCCTCACCTAAGTCTTTTAGCCTAATTAATTGATCATTAAATCTTTTTTCATATTGTTGCATCATATCTGCCTCACCTTTCATATAAGTATATGCTTCTACTAGTGATCCGTAAAGTAATGCGAATGGTGCGTTAGTGCTTAACCATGTTGTCCCACTATCAGCACCAGCTGTTAAACTAGTAGGTTTATAATAATAATGTAACTCTACTGCATAATTAGAATTAGGTGTAGGGGCTACAATAAAGTTATTAATATCAAAAACAGCATAATATTTAGGAACACCTTCACTTGCTGAAGTTGGAAAAGCTTCTTGCAAAAAGTTTACATCTTTTTGTAAAAGAATATCTTCACTACCAGAAGTTGTTATTTGTAAAGAAAAGGATGCAAGATAATCAGAGGGTA